CAAGCTTTGAGGATTCTTACTAAAGAACAACTAACATTTATTAAATCGAAATTTGAAACTGGAGGAACAAAATGAGTGTCGTTCAAGAACCTGAAGTGAAGTGGACGCCCGACCAAATGGTGGAAGTGATTCTCAATGAACCTGATGATTTTCTAAAGGTTCGTGAGACTTTGACCCGTATCGGAGTTGCTTCAAGAAAGGAAAAGAAAATCTATCAGTCTTGTCATATTCTTCACAAGCAAGGTAGATATTATCTCGTTCACTTTAAGGAACTGTTTGCCCTTGATGGTAAACACGCAAACCTAACTGTGAATGATGTTCAGCGTCGTAATCGTATTGCCCAACTTCTTGCAGATTGGGGTCTCATTACGATCGTAGATGTAAAGAAAATTCAAGATATTGCTCCACTTAATCAAATCAAAGTTCTTGCATATAAGGACAAAGGTGATTGGATTCTTGAAACTAAATATAATATTGGTTCTAAGAAGAAAAGGGTAGAGGATGCCGAATGATAAGGTGCGGAGTTCAACACTCCGCATTTTTTATGTTCTTGTATAATTAGTAATGTCAAATGCTTCGGGTTTGACACTTAAAAAACTCGCTTTTAAAGGAGATACCATAATGACTAATCTTACAAGATATACTACTACTGATCTACCAACTCTTTTGGAAAAGATCACCCGCAACAGTATTGGAATGGATGAATATTTTGATCGTCTATTCAATCTTCATGAAACTACTTCTAATTACCCACCATATAATCTTGTTCAGGTAAGTAACGTAGAATCGCGTTTGGAAATTGCACTTGCTGGATTTAAGAAGGGGGAAGTACATGTATATACAGAATATGGAAAACTTTTTGTCGAAGGACAGAAGGAGGATAGAGAAACTGATACCCACTACGTCCATAAGGGATTGGCTCAACGATCTTTCAAGAGAGCGTGGACTCTCTCTGACGACACAGAAGTACGAAAAGTTACCTTTGATAACGGACTATTGACAATTAATTTGGGTAAAATTGTTCCGGAATATCATACTAGAAAAGACTATCTCTAAATAAAGTAAAAAAGAGATGAAAACTTTTCAGGAGTTCATGCAAATTATTCAGGAAAAGATTGGGGATTTTGGAAATCCTCCACTTCCAACTCCAGAAAATTGTTATGGTAAAACAGTTAAATATGCAATGGCACCTGGTAAAAAAGTCTGTGCTTTTAAAAGAAAGCGTGAATGATAAATATTATTGAATATCGTCGGCGCGGGGGGTCCCTGGCAAAATCCAGGTTGACTTCCCCATTTTTTTGTTTTATAATGCTTGGAGGGAGACTTAAAAAAATGTCAATTAAACTAGCACTACTCAAGTCTGGTGAAACTGTAATTTCTGATACAAAAGAACTTGTTTCCGATGAAAAAATTTGTGGTTATTTATTTAACAGTCCACAGAAAATCGAAGTTAGAAAAACTGTTCTTTTAGTTGAGGATGTTGAAGAAAAGAAAGGAGATTTAGAAGTTTCACTATCTCCTTGGATTATTCTTACTAGTGATACTCAAATTGTGGTGCAACCAGATTGGATTGTAACTATAGTAGAACCAATCGAAACCCTTAAAGAAATGTATGAGGAAAAATTAAATGCAGAAAACAGTTAAGTGTCTTTTGTTAAAAGTTGATAACGTCATTATCACTGAAATTATTGAAGTTGGTTCTGAATTGGGTGAACCAGATTGTAAACTCATTAATCCATATCAAATTGATTCTGAAGGAAATTTAACTCCTTGGCCTGAAGTTACAGATCAAACAGAAATGATGATTCATTCTGATAGTATTCTTACTATTGTTGACCCTAAACCTGAGATTGTTAAAAAGTATCTTGAATTAACTGCCTAATGTCACTTCGTTTTTACACTAACGTTCAAATGGTCGGGGATCACTTCTTGGTCCGTGGTTATGAAAATGGTAAACATTTCATGACTCGTGAGAAGTTTTACCCGACTCTTTTTGTCCCTTCAAATAAAAAAACTAAATATCAAACTCTTAATGGTGAATATGTCGAATCAGTGCAACCTGGAGTGATTCGTGAATGTAGGGAATTTATTAAAAAGTATGAAAATGTAGAGAATTTTAAGATATACGGTAACACTGCATACATTTACCAGTACATTTCTGAAACTTATCCTGAAGGAGAAATTAAATTTGATACGAATAAAGTTAAGATAACTACACTGGATATTGAGGTTGCATCTGAGAATGGATTTCCAGATGTAGAGTCTGCTGCAGAAGAAGTTCTCTTGATTACAATTCAAGATTACGCTTCAAAGCAAATTCGCACCTGGGGTCTTGGTCCATTCAAGAACAAGCAACAGAATGTGATTTACAAATCTTTTACAACCGAAAGAGATTTGTTGATGGATTTTATCAACTGGTGGATGGTTGAGGATAATACCCCAGAAGTTGTGACTGGATGGAATATTGAATTGTATGATATTCCATATCTCGTTCGCCGTTTAGATAGGGTTCTTGGTGAGAAGTTAATGAAGCGTATGTCTCCTTGGGGTCTTGTAACCGAGGATGAGATTTATATTTCTGGACGTAAGCACATTTCTTATGATGTTGGTGGAATTACTCAACTTGATTATTTAAATCTTTATAAGAAATTTACTTATAAGGCGCAAGAATCTTATCGCCTAGATTATATTGCTAGCGTAGAACTTGGTCAGAAAAAACTTGATCACTCTGAGTTTGATACATTCAAAGATTTCTATACTAAAGGTTGGCAGAAATTTGTAGAGTATAACATTATTGACGTAGAACTTGTTGACCGAATGGAAGACAAGATGAAATTGATTGAACTTGCGATTACAATGGCATATGATGCTAAGGCAAATTATGCTGATGTATTTTCTCAAGTTCGTATGTGGGATACAATCATTTACAACTACCTTAAGAAAAGGAATATTGTAATTCCACCTAAAGAACGTTCCGATAAAGACTCTAAGTACGCAGGTGCTTATGTTAAAGAACCCATTCCTGGTAAGTATGATTGGGTTGTGAGTTTTGACCTTAATAGTCTATATCCACACCTTATTATGCAGTATAATATCTCACCAGAAACTCTTCTGGATGAGAGGCATCCAAATGTGACGGTTGATAAAATTTTAAATCAGCAGACTAATTTTGAGATGTATAAGGATTATGCAGTTTGTGCAAACGGAGCAATGTTCCGTAAAGATGTGCGTGGATTCCTGCCAGAACTGATGGAAAAGATCTATAAGGATCGCACCGTATATAAAAAGAAAATGCTTGCTGCTAAACAAGAATATGAAAAGAAGAAGACAAAAGAGTTGGAAAAAGAGATTGCAAGGTGCAACAACATCCAAATGGCAAGGAAGATTCAACTTAACTCTGCTTATGGTGCTATTGGCAATCAGTATTTCCGTTATTACAAACTAGCAAACGCTGAGGCAATTACCTTGTCTGGTCAAGTTTCTATCCGCTGGATTGAGAACAAGATGAATGCCTATCTGAACAAAATTCTCAAAACAGACGGAGTAGATTATGTTATTGCTTCTGATACCGATTCTATTTACCTTAATATGGGTCCTTTGGTTGAAACTGTATACAAGGGAAGAGAGAAAACTACTGAAGGCGTTGTCAACTTCCTTGATAAGATCTGTAAGGTGGAACTTGAAAAGTATATTGAGAGTTGCTACCAAGAACTGGCGAACTATGTGAATGCATATGATCAGAAGATGCAGATGAAGCGTGAGAACATTGCTGAGCGTGGAATCTGGACTGCTAAGAAGCGTTACATTCTCAATGTATGGGATAGTGAAGGTGTTCGATATGAAGAACCCAAACTCAAAATGATGGGAATTGAAGCAGTTAAATCTTCAACTCCTGCTCCCTGTCGCGTGATGATCAAGGATGCTCTTAAATTGATGATGAATGGTACTGAAGATGAAGTAATTAATTTTATTGATAAGTGTCGTGAAGAATTTAAAAAACTTCCTCCAGAACAAGTTGCTTTTCCAAGAACTGCTTCAGATGTAAGAAAATATTATTCTTCTTCAAGCATTTATGCATCCAAAACTCCTATTCACGTTCGTGGAGCACTTCTGTTCAATCATTACATAAAACAAAATAATCTTACTAATAAATATTCTCTCATTAATAATGGGGAAAAGGTAAAATTTATCTTTCTCAAAAAACCAAATACAATTCAAGAAAATGTAATTTCGTTTATCCAAGATTTTCCTAAAGAACTTGGTCTTGACAAATACATCGATTATGAATTACAATTTGAAAAGAGTTTTGTGGAACCACTTAAGTCTATCCTTGATTCGATTGGATGGAGTGTGGAAAAAACTGTAAACCTTGAATCATTTTTCTTTTAATGGAATTGCCGATTAACGACAAAGAACTGAATACTATTCTAAAAGCACTAGGATTTGGTGGAGATACTGCTCTCTATCATAAATTAAAATTGGTAAAAGAACTGAGAGAGCAAGGTTTACCTTATAAAAAAATACTTCTTGAAGAATACGGGATGATTTTCTAATGGACTTTTTAAAAGATATTGTAAAAGAAATTGGTGATGATTACACCAAACTTGCATCAGATATTGATGAAACTGAAACTTATGTTGACACAGGTTCTTACATCTTTAATGCATTGGTTTCGGGTAGCATCTTTGGTGGTGTATCTGGGAATAAGATTACTGCTATTGCTGGAGAGTCTTCTACTGGAAAGACTTTCTTCTCTCTCGCTGTGGTTAAGAATTTTCTTGATATTAATCCCGATGGTTATTGCCTCTACTTTGATACTGAAGCTGCCATTACTAAATCTCTCTTGGAAAGTCGCGGAATCGACACATCAAGACTTGTCGTGGTTAATGTTGTCACCGTAGAGGATTTTCGTGGCAAGGCACTTAAGGCGGTAGATATTTACTTAAAAAAACCTTTAGAAGAGCGTAAACCCTGCATGTTTGTGTTAGATTCTTTGGGTATGCTTTCAACTGAAAAGGAAATTACTGACGCTCTAAATGATAAGCAAGTGCGTGATATGACGAAATCGCAACTTGTAAAGGGTGCTTTCCGTATGCTTACTCTCAAGTTGGGCCAAGCAAATATTCCAATGATTGTTACCAACCATACCTACGATGTTATCGGTGCTTACGTTCCTACTAAGGAGATGGGTGGTGGTAGTGGTCTTAAGTATGCTGCTTCTACCATCATTTATCTCTCAAAAAAGAAAGAAAAGGATGGAACAGAAATCGTTGGAAATATTATCAAGGCAAAGACTGCTAAGTCGCGTTTAAGTAAAGAGAATAAAGATGTGGAAGTTCGTCTTTATTACGATGAGCGTGGTCTTGATCGATATTATGGTTTACTTGAACTTGGCGAACTCGGTGGACTTTGGAAAAATGTCGCTGGACGTTATGAGATAAATGGTAAAAAGATTTATGGCAAAGAAATCCTTAAAAATCCAGATCAATACTTTACTGAAGAAGTAATGCATCAACTTGACGCTATTGCAAAAGAAGAGTTTAGTTATGGATGAGTTAAATGATTTAATTCATGTTTATGATAATTCTTTAGAAAGTGATATATGTGATTTTTTAGTATCGCTTTTTGATCAAGTTGTAGATAAGCATGAGAGATATGATAATGATGGAAAACCAAACTTTACTCAGTTTAATTTAACTGAAAATAGGGAAATAACTCCAGAGATTAATAATGTTCATAGTCATATTATTAAAAAAGTGTTTGACTATCGAAATAAGTATTATGAATTTATTGATGATAGAGTTTTTCCTAAAGAACATGCCTTTGAACAATTTCGTATAAAAAAATATAATCCTGGAGGGGAAGATAGATTTGATACTCATGTTGATGTGATGGATCATGATACTTCTAGAAGATTTTTATCTTTTATGTGGTATTTGAATGATGTCGAAATTGGCGGAAATACAGTCTTTAAAAATTTAAATATTTCTCCAAAAAAAGGGACATTAGTAATGTTTCCACCATTTTGGATGTATCCACATTATGGTGAACCTCCTATCAGTGGACCAAAGTATATTATGAGTGCCTATTTGCATTATAAGTAATGGAACGACTTGAACTTACAATTTTACGCAATTTAGTTTTCAATGAAAATTATTCACGAAAGGTCATACCTTTTATACAACCAGATTATTTTGAACAACGCACGGAGAAAGTCGTATTTGAAGAGATTGTTAAGTTCATTGTTAAGTATGGTTCATCGGTTACAATTGAAGCACTCAACATCGAAGTAGAAAATAGAACAGATATTACTGAAAGTGAAATCAAAGAAATTAATAGTATAGTTTCTCAGTTCAATAATTCTGTTGCAGAACAACAATGGTTACTTGATACTACTGAAAAATGGTGCCGTGATAGGGCAATTTATCTTGCTCTCATGGAATCCATTCATATTGCTGATGGTAAAAACGATAAAAAAAATCGTGATGCTATTCCAAGTATTTTATCTGATGCTCTATCAGTATCTTTTGATAATAATGTGGGACATGATTATCTTCAGAATTATGAGGAAAGATATGAATTTTATCATCGAAAAGAAGATAAAATTCAATTTGATTTAGAATACTTTAATAAAATAACTAAGGGTGGTTTACCTAATAAAACTTTAAACATCGCTCTTGCAGGAACAGGCGTTGGAAAATCATTGTTTATGTGTCATGTTGCTAGTTCTGTTCTTTTGCAGGGTAGAAATGTTTTATACATCACTCTAGAGATGGCAGAGGAACGAATTGCTGAAAGAATTGATGCTAATCTTCTTAATGTACCAATTCAGCAACTTGTTGAACTACCGCGCCAAATGTTTGAAAACAAAGTAACAAGTCTTGCAAAGAAAACTCAGGGAACTCTTATAATTAAGGAATATCCAACCGCATCTGCACATAGTGGACATTTTAAAGCACTTCTTAATGAACTTTCACTTAAGAAGTCATTTAGACCTGATATTATTTTCATTGATTACCTTAATATTTGCTCTTCCTCTAGGTATAAGTCGAACTTTTCTGTCAATTCTTATAGTTATATTAAAGCAATTGCAGAAGAACTTAGGGGACTTGCGGTTGAGTTCAACGTACCAATCGTATCTGCTACTCAAACCACTCGCAGTGGTTACGGTAGTAGCGATGTTGAACTTACTGATACTTCTGAGTCCTTTGGTCTCCCTGCTACTGCTGATTTTATGTTTGCCCTTATTAGTACAGAAGAACTTGAACAGTTGGGGCAGATTATGGTGAAACAATTGAAAAATCGTTATAATGATCCAACAGTATATAAACGTTTTATTGTAGGTATTGACCGTGCCAAGATGAGACTTTATGACTGCGAGCAGACTGCTCAAAAAGACATACTTGACTCTGGACAGGAAGACGAGTATAATGATTACGAAGACAAAAAACCTAAAAAATCATTTGAGGGATTTAAATTCTAATGGAAAATGTAAAACACATTGATTTTGATAAGTATGCTGAGTTTGTGGATGCTGTAACTTCTGATGCATCCAAAGACTTTCTTTCTCTATCTGATCGTCTTGTTGCTCTTGATGAGAAAGGTGCCAATATTGAGCGTCTCCTGACTGCTGCTGTTGGTATTAATGCTGAAGGTGGTGAGTTTATGGAAATCGTGAAGAAAATGATTTTTCAAGGCAAACCCTTCAATGAAGATAATCGGGAGCATATGATTATCGAACTGGGTGACATTATGTGGTATGTTGCTCAAGCTTGTATGGCACTTGAAGTATCTATTGATGATGTAGTTGCTCGTAATGTTCAAAAACTTTTAAAGCGTTATCCTGAGGGTGCTTTTGATGTTTATTTCTCCGAAAACCGCGCTGCTGACGACCGATGACTAAAGAAAAACAAGTAACAATTAAAATGGACGTTCGTTCTGCTGCTGCAATTCGACAAGTTCTTTTTGAACATCAAAAGAATCATAGTTATCAATTTCCTTCTCAAAGAATTAATGATATTCGTGAAGTAATCTATGACATTGATGATAAAATTGCATGTGCTATTGATCCAGAATAAATAATTTCAAAAATGTCTTTGATTGGAAAAGGAAAAGGAAGACCAACTACAAGAATTCAATTTGATTCCTTACTTAAAAGGTTTCAAATTTTTTTAAAAAGAGAACTTCGCCTTACTTATGATATTCCAGTCATTCTTATTGACGATGCTAATTTTGCTAAAACAATTGCCTCGTTTGGTGAAATTTCAAAAGAAAATGTAATACATTTAAGTATTATTAATCGCCACCCGATGGATATTTTAAGAACCCTTGCTCATGAATATATTCATTATAAGCAACACATGGAAAAGGGTCTTTCTCACAAATCCCGTAGTGCTGGAAGTGTAACTGAAAACCAGGCAAATGCAAAAGCAGGTGAAATCATGAGAAAGTATGGTTATCTACATCCAGAATTATTTGACCTAATGCCCATTAGGTGATATAATTCTTTTTATTGGGGGATTAGTTTAGTGGTAAAATGGGTGCTTTGCAAGCATCAGTCACCAGTTCGACTCTGGTATTCTCCATTATAAAAGGAATAAATATATATTAAACAGGTTAATAATACACAAGTCTGTAATAATATAAAAGTATAGGATGAAAAGTTTTATTCAATTTATTTCAGAAGCAACCTCAGCATCAGTTCAGGCAAAGCGTCTTGGACTGGTTGGCGATGGGCATGGTGGGTGGTATAATAGGGCTACTGGTGAATTTGAAGCAAAAACAGTGGGATCTGAACTTAAGTTCTACAACAAACGACAAGTCATTGGTGGTAGGGACTCAAAGCAATCTGAATTTGAGAAAAATATTCCTTTAGGTTCTGTAGCAAGTAACGCACCTGAACAACAAATTTCTCAAGATCAAATTCCCGTTGATCAGCAACCAGCACCGGAACAGCAATTTGAACAAGAACCATCTTCATTACAATATCTTCCTATTCCAAAAACTAAAGGAACTCTTACCATTGCATTTGGAAGATTTAATCCTCCAACAATAGGACATCAACAATTAATGGATACTGCTGCAATGTCTTCAATGGAAGATGGTGGAGATTATATAATTGTACCCTCACGTAGTCAAGATAAAAAGAAAAATCCTTTAGATCCTGATACAAAAATTTCATACATGAGAAAATTGTTCCCTGATCATAGTGAACGAATTGTTAACGATCCAAACTATAAAACAATTTTTGATGTTCTTAAAAAAGCGCATAATGATGGATATGCTAATGTGAGAATTGTTGGTGGTGCAGATAGAGTTAAAGAATTTGAAAGACTATCTAATGATTATAATGGTCAATTATATCAGTTTGATATAATTGATGTAATTTCATCTGGTGATAGGGATCCTGACAGTAATAAGGGTGTAGAAGGAGTCTCAGCATCAAGACTTAGACTTGCTGCTGCTGAAGGGGATTTTATGACATTTCGTGCAGGTCTTCCTAAAGAAATCAGAACTAAACAAGCACTTGAATTGTTTGATTTAGTTAGGCAGGGAATGGGAATACAAGAAATTCAACAAGAAGGTTACAATACTTGGGAAGTTGCTCCAAAATTTGATCAAAAATCTTTAAGAGAAAATTATATAGATGAGAATATTTTTAAAGTAGGTCAGTTTGTTGAAAATCTTAATACTGGATTAATAGGTCGTATTATTCGTAGGGGTACAAATTATTTAATCTGCGTTACAGAAAATGGCATGATGTTTAAATCATGGATTAAAGATGTTAAAGAATCTTATTCTGAAAAAGAAGTGTCACGAATAATGAGAATGCCTGGAAAACCAAATACTTTAATTGGAACTACTGGGTTTTTTAAATATGCTGCAATGATGACTCCAGGTGCAGTTGGAACTGGTGCTAAAAATATTCAACCAGGTGGAAAACCTTATGGTATAAATTTGATAAATACAAATAGGAAAAAAGTAAAACGTTAAATTCTTCTCATGAAAAAGCATATTGCTGAAGATCTTCCTGCAAGAAAACATCCACAGGCAAAATTATCTGCTCAGTCAAAACCTGGTGCTGATGCTGGTAAAGATAAAGAAAAAGGTGAAAAATCTCCCGAAGAAAGAGTAAGACAAGCTGTATATGATATTCGTTATCGTGCAAGAAGGGAGAATCTTCCCCTTCGCACTGCATATTCACAATATGTGCAGAATAGTTCAATGAGTGAAGCAGAAAAAACTGAAGTTAGAAATAAATTATTTGGTAAAGGTGGTGGAATGCAGGCAGAAGATTTTAAAATGGACATGAAGAGATCTGCTTCTGATGCAATGGCAAATGCTTTATTTAAAGTATTTGTTGAAAAAAAGAACGAAACTGTAGATATTGATCAACTTAAATTAGAATTAGGGGAATCATCTGTATCTACACCAGAATATAAGAAATATAAAGTTAGAGTAACTGATAAGCAAAGTAAAGTTACTTATGTAAGATATGCAACTCGTGAAAAAATTAGTCAACTTAGAGCAAAGGGACTTGAAGTTGAAATGACCGAATATGGTACTCCATATGAAGGTGAAAGAACAAAAGGTGAAAAGACTGCTGAAGTATTAGGTAAAAGAGCAAAAAAAGATTATGATGGTGATGGTAAGATAGAGTCTGGCGCAAAAGAATATCGTGGATCTGTACATAATGCTATTCAGCGTAAAAGGGGAGGAATTCCTGATGGTAAAGATACTTCAAGTGTAAAAGAAAATTTTTTTCTAGGGGAAATTTCAGCGACAGCAAATTTACCTCAAGTTGATAGTTCCCAATCACTTAATCCAGATGCAAATCAAAATCAAATTGATATTCTTCCACCAAAAGTAAAAAATAAAATTGTTGTAAATCCATCAAATAGTATTTTATCTCATAATGAACTTGATGGTGAACTAATTTCTGAAACTGGTTACTCAAAATTTCTTGGAATGCTTCAAGAAAAAAAGATGACCAAATCTGAAAAAAAGAAAGAAAAAAAATTAAAGGCAAAATATGATCCTTCTGAAATGAAGGCATCAATGAAAAAAGAATACGGTGATAAAAAAGGAGAGCAAGTTTATTTTGCCACTATTCGTAAGCAAGCAATGAAAGAAGGAACTGACTGTGAATGTGGTGAAAAAGAAAAAACAAATTCTTCTAAAATGAATAGTGATGATCCAAGATCTATTCCTACTAAAGTGAATATGGTAAAAAATAAGTTTCGTTCTATGGGATTAAAAATGGATTATGAACCAGAAGGTGAACTTATTGATGAAACAAAACTTGGATACTCTGCTCAAAAACTTGCTATGAGAAGAAGAGCAAAGGGTGATAAAGAAGGAGCAGATCGCGCCCAGAGATTTGCAAATAAACAGTTCATGAGTAGTGATTCTGATTTAGAAAAACAGAAAATGAAACCAGTTAGAAAGCAGCAGTCAAAACAGAGACAAGAAAGAGAAAGAGATGAAGATCATCCTTCATTATCTGCAAGAGAAAGAAATTCAAATCTAAGATAAAAAATAATAAATAACATAAGATACTCTTCATACGGAGGTCATTATGTCTGTCGCAGCATTGCTCGCTTGGGCTAAGGCAAATGAAGCTTTAATTGCAACAGTTTTATTTGCGATTTCAGAGACTCTTGGTGCAAATCCAAAATTTAAATCAAACGGAATCGTTTCATTTGTTCTTCTTCAACTTCAGGGTAAACTGAAGGATAAGGGTGCAAAAGATCTAACTCCTTGAAATCTAAAGTAAATAAAACATTAGGAGACCAAACTTAAGGTCTCCTTTTTTTATAAATATCAATATACTAGAAATTAAGGGTAAAGAAACATGTCTCTTTGGGGCACTAAAGATTTAGTTTATTCTGATGGTACTGTTTCAGTAAACTTTGGAACTAAAACAGTAAATGGTACTGGCACCACATTTACCACCGCTGGCATTAATACTGGTGATATTATAACTGTTGGAACTGGTGGAACTTACGGCCAAGCAGTTATAACTGCATATACATCTTCAACCATTTCTATTGCCGACACTGGAAGTTTTATTTCTGGAATTGCAACAATTCCTTCAGTACCATATTATATCAATCAGCAACCAATTTATACTCTATTTGACAGCACTTTTAATAATAAAAATGACGCTGTTGCAACCTTTAAGAATTTTGGAGTAACTGCAACTGCAACTACTACTGCTGGTGTTGGCACTAATGTTGTTCCAGTTGTTGTTGCAACTAAGGATGTAATCGTAGGTGATGCAATTGTAAATGGTGGAAATGAACTTGTCATTTCAACAATTGGTGCAACTACAGTAAGTCTTGCATCAACAATTTCTGTAGGAATTTCTACTGGCGACACTATCCAATTTAGAAGAAAGACAGGTGGATATTTTAGAGATGTATTTGGTGTAGATGCTAATGAAGTTGGCGTTGCTGACACTACAAAGTATGCTGTTGCTCATAGTGGATGGGTTGGAATCATGACTTATATTGATTGTCATGGTAATTTAAGAGTTAAGAGTGAAGTATTAGTTGCTGGTGGAATTGATACCACTACTGATGCTCCAGATGATACCTTTTTTCTAGATGCATGATAGTAACTTATGAGATTTGATGAATTGAATGAAGACAATTATTTGTTATTTGCTATAAAATTTTATAATAATCCTCAGGCTATAACTAAAGAAGATTTTGAAGATGATTTGAAAAGAATTAAGTATATTAAAAGACTGTTGAAAAAATACAAAAATACAGGTGTGTTAAAAACACACCTGATATTAAATCATTTAACAGTGCTTTTTAATGTGTTTGACGATGCTGCCGTACCTTTATTATTTTATAATCTTGAAAGAGATTTATGGCCTTCTATTAAAAGTTTTTTAGTATTTTTGGATAGAATACCAGAATATCCAAAAACTCAAATAAATGATATTTGTCCAGATGACAATTGTTTATCTCAACTTCATTCAATTTAATTCATGGAAAAAATAGATAGAATAATACAAATAATTCATAATCTTCGTGAAGAGGGAATGAGTACTTCTGGTGCAGGACCAACTAATTCTACTAATAAACCTGGACAACCTGTAACAATTAGTGGACTTCCCCCAGATTCTCCACCAGTTTCTCCAAAAAAGAAACGTAACATCTATTTGGGGCTGGGTTCGCGTAAAAGGTGGATGAAACCAAAACCATAAATAATATTATACTACTACTTGGAATGATTGTTCAGTAGTAAAAAGTTTAATTTCAAGTAGAAATGTTCAATCAAAATACTTCTGCAGATACTAAAATCGCAGTATTAGAAGAGCGTCTTTCTTCATTTGAAACTATGATGAGAAAGATTGATGAAGCAATACAGATAATGGGTAAGACTAGTCAAAATATTAGTAAGATGCTTGCTGTTCATGAAGAAAGAATAGAGCAGTGCAATAAATCGGATGATTATATTGCTAGAGTAATTGAAGAACTAAGATTAGAAAATAAAGATCAACATCAGTCTGTATCTGAGAGAATACAAAAAGTAGAAAATAAAATAGAAGAGTTTGCAAGATATCGCTGGATTATAGTTGGAGTCTTTGCTGTCATATCAGTCGGAATTTCCCAGTCACATCTTGTAGTGGACTTATTGACACCCGACACCCAACCTGTTACAATAGAACGAGCAAAGTAAAACTCTTTAATAATGGATTTGATTGATTCCAAATATATTGGATTGGTTTCTGCACGACTACAAAAATTCAAAAGAGTAAAATCGGATCTCTACAATTTCCGTTGTCCCATTTGCGGAGACTCTCAACGTAATAAAAATAAAGCAAGAGGATATATCTACCCAGTTAAAAATAATACTAATTTTAAATGTCACAATTGTGGTGCAAGTTTATCTTTTAATAATTTTCTCAAAGAGATAGATCCAAATCTTCATAAACAATATACACTTGAAAAATTTAAGCAAGGACATACTGGTAAAAACTTTGTGGTTGATGAACCAAAATTTGATTTTACAAAACCAGTATTTGTAAAAAAATTGGATTTGCCAAAGGCATCTGAAATTTTGGTTGCTAGGGAGTACTTGGAAAAAAGAAAATTAAATCCAGAAAAGTTTTATTTTGCCGAAAAATTTAAAGAGTGGACTAATACTCAAAAACAAACATTTGATGTTATCAATGTAGATGAAAGTCGCATTGTAATACCATTGTATGATCTTGATTCCAATTTAATTGGATTTCAAGGAAGATCACTTGGATTATCTCAAAATAAATATATCACCGTTATGCTTTTTGATGATGTTCCAAAAATCTATGGACTTAATCAAATAGATCCTTCAAAATCAATTTACATCGTTGAAGGTCCTTTTGATTCTACATTTATTCAAAATGCTATCGCTATGTGTGGGTCTGATATTGATATCAGACCTTTTGGTTGGAAAGACTACATTTACGTCTTTGACAATGAACCTCGCAACCGAGAAATTGTTAATAGGATTTTAAAAACTATTAATAGGGGAGAAAAAGTAGTTATCTGGCCATCAACAATCAAACAAAAAGATGTTAATGACATGGTACTGACTGGACTTAACGTTATGGATGTGTTAAAATCAAATACCTACTCAGGACTAGAAGCAAAAATTAAATTTAACAATTGGAAGAAAATATGAGTAACGAAACTAAAGTTATTAAAAGGAATGGAAAAACAGAATCTCTTGACTTAAATAAACTCCATGTAATGGTGGAAGAATCTTGTAAAGATTTGGCAGGTGTATCAGCATCTCAAGTAGAAATGCAATCGGGTATTCAATTTTATGATGGCATTACCACTGAAGAAATTCAGGAGATTCTGATTCGTTCTGCTTCTGATCTTATTGATTTAGATCACCCTAACTACCAGTTTGTTGCTGCTCGTTTACTTTTGTTTTCTATTCGTAAACAATTATTTGGGCGTATGCATGAATGCCCCACAGTCAAACAGCATGTTATTCGTGCTGTTAATAAGGGTGTTTACGATGCAGAAATTCTTGATCTTTACAGTGATGAAGAGTTAGATAAACTTGAATCATTTATTGATCATGATCGTGATTATTTGTTTACTTATGCAGGTCTACGACAAGTTGTAGACAAATATTTGGTACAAGATCGTAGTACAGGCGAACTTTATGAGACGCCACAATTTATGTACCTTTTGATTGCGGCTACTATCTTTTCTAAGTATCCTAAAGAAACCCGTCTAGACTACGTTAAAAAGTATTATGACGCAATCTCAAAACACAAAATCAACATTCCCACACCAATCATGGCAGGGGTCAGAACACCACTTCGTCAATATGCATCTTGTGTTCTCGTTGATGTTGATGACACCCTCGATAGTATCTTTAGCAGCGATATGGCTATTGGTAAATACGTTGCACAAAGGGCTGGAATCGGTATCAACGCTGGTCGCATCCGTGGCATCAACTCTAAAATCAGAGGTGGAGAGGTACAACACACAGGCGTTGTCCCCTTCCTTAAGAAGTTTGAGTCAACTGTCCGATGCTGCACTCAAAACGGCATCAGAGGTGGTTCTGCTACAGTTCACTTTCCTATCTGGCACCAAGAGATAGAGGATATCCTGGTATTAAAGAATAATAAAGGAACTGAAGATAACCGAGTTCGTAAGTTAGACTACAGTATTCAAATCAGTAAACTGTTCTATGAACGATTCATCCGCAACGAAGAGATTTCTCTCTTCTCTCCTCACTCCGTTCCTGGTCTGTATGATGCTTTTGGTACTGATGGATTTGATGAGTTATATGTTCGTTATGAACAAGATGAGTCTGTTCCAAGAAAAACTATCGGTGCTCAAGAACTCTTTCTAGATCTTCTAAAAGAACGTGCTGAGACTGGTCGCATTTATATTATGAACATTGACCATTGCAATTCTCATTCTTCTTTTATGGACAAAATTGAGATGAGCAATCTTTGTCAGGAAATTACTCTTCCTACCAAACCAATTCAGCACATTGATGATCCTAATGGCGAAATTGCACTTTGTATTCTTTCTGCCATTAACGTTGGTAAAATTAAAAATAATGAAGATCTTGAAGTACTTTGCGATCTTGCTGTCAGGTCTCTTGATGAACTTATTGATTTTCAGGGATATCCTGTTAAAGCAGCGGAAATTGCCACCAGAGCGCGTCGTTCGTTAGGTATTGGTTATATTGGTCTTGCACACTATCTTGCTAAGCATGGGGAACATTATGATGATCCCAAAGCATGGAAATTAGTTCATGATTTGACTGAGGCATTCCAATACTACTTAATTAAAGCAACTGTCGAACTTGCTAAAGAAAAGGGTGCTTGTGAATATTCTCATCGCACTAAGTATGGCAATGGTATTCTGCCAATTGATACATACAAAAAAGATGTTGACGAAATCGTTCCTAATAATCTAAAATATGATTGGGAGAATCTTAGACGAGAAGTTATGCAGTACGGTGTTAGGAACTCAACACTGTCCGCACAGATGCCATCGGAGAGCAGTTCCGTTGTGTCAAATGCAACCAATGGAATCGAACCTCCTCGCGGATACTTGTCCATTAAAAAGTCGAAGAAGGGACCCCTTAAGCAAATTGTTCCACAGTATCAAACACTTAAGAACAATTATACGCTTCTTTGGGATATGCCTAGCAATCGTGGTTATATTAACATTGTTGCTGTTATGCAAAAATTCTTTGATCAAGCGATTTCTGGAAACTGGTCCTATAATCCAGAGCATTATACCGATAATGAAGTACCTGTGTCAGTAATGGCACAAGACCTCCTGACTACATATAAGTACGGTTGGAAAACCAGTTACTACCAAAACACCTACGATATTAAGACTGATGAGGTTGAAGAACCAAAACAGTCTCTTGATACCTTAATTTCCGATATTCTAGAATCAGAGGAGGAAGATTGTGAGTCTTGTAAGATTTAAAACAAATTCAGAAGAGAAAACTATGGTTCAATCAATGACCGTTTTCAATTCAAACGAAGTAGACACCAAAAAGCAACCAATGTTTTTTGGTCAACCACTAGGAATTCAAAGATACGATTCTTACAAATATCCAATCTTCGACAAACTAACAACACAACAACTAGGATACTTTTGGAGACCTGAGGAGGTCTCCCTCCAAAAAGATCGTAGTGATTATCAAACACTGCGTCCAGAGCAAAAACACATCTTTACAAGTAATCTGAAATATCAGGTGATGCTTGACTCAGTTCAAGGTCGTGGTCCTGGTATGGCGTTTGCCCCATACTGTTCCCTCCCTGAACTGGAAGCATGTATGAAGGTCTGGGAATTTATGGAGATGATCCACTCCCGTTCATACACTTATATTATCAAAAACGTCTATTCGGACCCCTCTGAAGTCTTTGATACTATTCTCAGAGAGGATCGTATCATGGAACGTGCTGTCAGTGTAACTGAGGCATACAATGACTTTATCAATAGTGCCCAACATTATGGAACTTCTGAACTTTGGAAACACGCCCAAGAATTAGTTCCACATGCACTAGGAGAAAGGTATGAACTCAAACGCAAACTGTTCAGAGCAGTTGCAAATGTTAATATTCTTGAAGGTATTCGCTTTTACGTCAGTTTCGCTTGCAGTTTTGCATTTGGCGAACTCAAACTTATGGAAGGAAGTGCAAAAATCATCTCTTTAATTGCAAGAGATGAGAATCAGCATCTGGTTATCACTCAGAACATCCTGAATAAGTGGAAAGAGGGTGATGATCCAGAGATGGCAAAGATTGCCAAAGAGGAAGAACAATGGGTCTATAGGACTTTTGAGAATGCGGTCAATCAAGAAAAACTTTGGGCAGAGTATCTGTTTAAGGATGGTTCTATGATTGGTCTAAATGACAAACTGTTACAGCAGTATGTTGAATGGATTGCCAACCGTAGAATGAAAGCAATTGGACTCAAACCACTGTATGACATTCCAGCAAAGAATAATCCACTTCCATGGACTTCTCATTGGATTGAATCTAAAGGATTGCAAGTAGCACCCCAGGAAACTCAAGTGCAGTCTTACGTAGTTGGTGGTATTAAGCAAGATGTAAATAAAGATACTTTTGCTGGTTTCCAACTTTGATTAACTTTAAGACTGAAATAGTGTATTATATAAATAATATGTAAGTTCAGTCTTAAAATGGATAATTATATTCTTTATTATTACTTAAGGGAGGACTTTAGTTCTCCCTTCTATGTTGGTTATGGAAAACCAAGAAGAATACATGCAAAGCATTTGAGAAGTAATGGAGCAAATTTATTGCCACCAAGAGAAAGAAGATGGATTGTGAAATCTGGATTATCTAAAGAAGAAGCGATAGAACTTGAGATAAAACACATAGCACTTTGGAAAAGAGAATGTGATGGTGGAGTTTTACTAAATCAAAATCTTGGCGGTGAAGGAAAACCTGGAGGACAAAGAACAGTAGGTTTTGGTGGCAGAAAACACACGGAAGAAGCAAAGAAAAGAATAAGTGAAAAGGTTGCTGGTAAAAATAATCCAAGATATGGTGTTAAACTTTCACAAGAAACCAAAAATAAAATAAGTCAAAATAGAGTACCAAAGTTTGGTAAAGATAATCCAAACTCTAAGACTTGGAAAATTACTTCTCCAGAAAATAAAGAATATGTTATTATTGGATCATTAAAAGAGTTTTGTAAATCTCAAAATATTTCTTATGCAACTATGAGTGCCGCAATAAAATATAATAGGAAAGGACCAAGAAGAAATGGGTGGAGTATTGAAGAGAAAATTTAGACTATCATTACCAGAAGATGAGTGTGTGATAAAACTTCAAGAGTATTGTAAGTTTTCTTTTACATTATTAAAAATTCCTGTCATTAAAAAACCATTATGTATTGATGCAAACTGCCACAATAATGTAAATCATTATGTGACAACTTATGGTGGAGAAAAAATAAGTGGATACTATTTGATTACAGATATTGAAGATGAGACTTATGGGTGTGCAATATATCATAGTATCTGGAAAAATACTTATGGAGATCTGGTTGATATAACACCATTTGAGGATGGTAGAGAGTATAATATATTCTCTGTGATGAATACTACAGAATATTACTCTGGAGTTGCATATGATGGAAAAGAATATAAATTACTGGAACCAGGACTCAATATAATTTAATGTTACCAAAGATACTTTCTCAGGATTCCAATTATGATGAATGGTGTGAGCAAGAAATTCTGAAT